AGAGCGCGCGCACGGGCAGGATGTCGCCGGCAAGGACATTCCAAGTCACGTCGGCCTCGGAATCGACCGCTCGGAAAGTGATGGTTCCTGCGCCGTCGACGCGAAGCGCCTTAGGCAGCGGGTTGATCGCCGTGTCCGCGTTGTCCGGCGTGATGGCGAAGACCTTCCGCGCTGGGTTGTCGACGTCGTCCGAGAAGCTGCTGAATTCGTCGGCCATCAGATCCCCCGAAAGCGGCGATGTGGTTTGAACAGCGAGACCGCGGCGTTGGGAACGCGCTCGGTATCAGCGACGCCGCTCGCCTCCCGCTCCTTGAACCACTCACCGATCATCAGCAGCAGCCCGAGCTTGACGTCGTCAGGAAGCGCCTCCGGCGCGCCGTAGCCGGCGACCGCGGTAACGCGGATGGCGTCCTTGACGCGAAGCGCTGCGGGATAGGCCTGGCTGGGCTTGAGCCTCACGAACGGCCGCATCCCCACCAGCACTGCTTCGTACACGTCGGTCGACAGGGTCTGCTCGATACCGAGTGCGTCGAGATATTTGATCGAACTGATCGACTGCAGCGGCGCGGTGGGCAGCGCCTCGAGGTCGGCAAAGCAGGACGCCCGCATCAGCACCGTCTGCGTCATCAGGCAGGTGCCGGTAATCTCCTCGGCGTGCGCGCGGGCAGCCTTCATGTAGAGCGTAAGCTCGGCGTCGTAGGTGGAATCGTCGGCGAGGATGCTCACCTGGAGCCGCGCATCACTGATCGCGACCGGATCCTCGGTCGGAGCAGCAATGACCTCGGTGGGAAGCCACATGGCTGCGCTCCTGGCGACCTACGTTCGTTGAATTGGTGAAAAAGTCCGGCGCCCCTCCCCCGAGCGCCGGACCTAAGGCAGGCGGGTTACGCCTGGTTCGCTTCCGGCTTGTTATAGCCGCGGGCAAGCAGCGCAGACGCCGCGATCGGCGTGCCGGTGCCATGCGTACCCGAGAAGTCCGCTAGCAGCTTCAAGTAGCGTTTGTTGCCCTTGTAGCCGTAGCGGTAGACGCCGGCTGCGGCCTGAGCCGAGGTCAGCGACTTGATGATGCCGTTGGAAATGCCGGAAACACCCTGCATATCGGCATCGGTGACGTTGGTGTAGTTCGTGCCATCGTCACTGTGGGTGAGGACGAACTCGATCTTGTTGGTGCCGGTGAAGGTGATGCCGCCGATACCGATATCGAGCAGAATCTCGACCGACTCGTAGCCCTGACGGTCGACCGCGACCGGAGTGCTATCCGCGGCGAGGGTGGCAGCGCCGATCAGCAGCTGCCGCGTGATCTTCGAATGAATGTCCCTCATGGGATGAGGTCCTTTCCTTGGAATTCGATTGCTAACGAGAGGTGGCGGCGGGAATCTCCCGCCGCCGTGTCAGGCTGTCGCCTGCGTCGACCTTAGGTCGAGCACTTGAGCAGCTTGATCGCCTCGAAGTTGACCACCGCCCCGCCGACGCGCTTGGTCGTGTAGAACTGCACGTTCGGCTTGTTGGTGTACGGATCGCGCAGGACGCGGATGCCGACTCGGTCGACGATCAGATAGCCCCGCTTGAAGTTGCCGAAGGCGACCGGGAAATTGCCGGCGCCGAGCGCAGGCATGTTGTCGTCGGTCACGATCGGCTTGCCGAGCAGGGTCGCCGGAGCTTCCGGCCCGGTCGGGGGCTGGAACAGATAGTTGCCCTGGCCGTCCTTGAACTTCCGCATGGTGCCAAGCACCGCGTCGGACGTCAGGAACGTGCCGTCCGAGCGATAGCCCTGCTTGAGCGCGTAGACCAAGGAGATCAGCGCGTCGGCGGGGTTGGTCGAGGCGAACGCCGCGGCCGCGCCGGTCACCACAAAGCCGAGGCTGCCCCATGCGTAGGAGCTGTTATCGACCGTGGGGTAGGCCAGGAGGCCGCGCGGCTTCTTGACGCCGTCGCCGGAGACGAAGGCGGCGCCTTCCTTCTCGGCGAACGCGATCGAGACCTCGTCGGCCAGCCACTGCTCGACGTTGAACGACGAGTCGTCGAGCGCAGTCTGAGTCGAGGCCGGATTGGCATACAGCTCGGCGACGTTGATCGCGATCTCGCGCAGCGTCGGAGTGCCGGTTGCGGGCCGAGCCTCCTCCTCGCCGACCCATCCGCTGCCAGCGCCGCCCATGTTGACCAGCTTCTTGTATTCGCTGGTCGACACGTTGATGACGCGCGAGATGCCGCGGACGGCCGAAACGGTGCCGAGCACGCGGTCGATCGTACCTTCCATCTGCGTCGGCACGAGGAATCCGCCGTCCGGATCCGACTGCGTGGTGAGCGCGGCCTTGATCTCGAGCTCGCGCATGTTGGCCGGCTCGTTGCCCTTGCGGAACCAGGCGTGGAAGGCGTCCGAATGCGCCTTCGCCTCGGCCGAGATCACTGCGCCGGCGCCAGCGCCGAGCTTCATTGCGGCATTCTCAGCCTGCAGCGTCTCGAGGTCCTTGGTCAGCGCGGTGAGGCTATTGTTGATCGTCTCGACCTGCTCGGACGTAATCACGTCCTCGCTACCGCGCTTTTCCAGCTGATCGAGCCGCTTGTCGTTCTGTTCGCGGAAGGAAGCGAAAGTCCGCTGAATTTCCTCGATCAACGCCTTCGGGTCGGTCGGCGCGTCGGCGCGCGGCCTCCCGCACAGCGCGCGCGGAGCGGGCACTGCGAGGATGCTGAGCATCGTCGCCGCATGGGCGAAGCCATCGGCAGTGATGGCGGGATGCGCAACGAAATGCGCAAGCGTGGCAGCGGCTGCCGGCGCGGCGCCGACAAGGCTGATCGCGGCGACTGCCAGGCAGGCGACCGCAAGATGCAAAGTCTTCATGGTCAAGCTCCTTTTGAGCGAAATGTCTCCAGAAGGCCGGCCAGCGGGCCGACCAGCTCTTGTCCGGCAGAGTCCGTCGTGCCGGAATCGTGGGCAGCGCCTGGCGTGCCCTTGATCTTGTTGATGCGCTCACGCGCCTGAGTGCGGCTGAGCCCCGAGGCTATCAGCTGCAGTTCCATCGCGCGCACGTCGTTGATTTGCCGGTCCTCGGCCTTGGTCTTGTCGTCGACCGTGGTCTGATCGGCGGGAAGCAGAGCGTCGGCGAACCCCTTGTCGACGGCAACGCTGCCGCTGAGCCAGGTCTCGGCGTCCATCATCTTGGCGATGTCGTCGGCCTTGAGGCCGGTGCGCGCGGCGTAGACGTCGCGCATCGCGACATCGAACGGCTCCAGCCACGATGCGAGCTCGACGAAGTCCTGCCGGTTGCCGAACCCGAGCACCCAGCAGTTATGGATCATGAAGAAGGCGGCGGCGCCGATCTCGATCTGGTTTCCGGCCATTGCGATGATTGAGGCGGCCGAGGCGGCCATGCCCATGACCTGGACCGTGATGTCCTGCGGATGCTCGCGCAGCACATTGTAAATTGCGATGCCCTCGAACATGTCGCCGCCCGGCGAGTTGATCTGGACGGTGACTGGACGGTCGCCGATCGCGCGTAGCTGCGCGGCGACCTTCTTCGCCGTCACTCCGCCGCCAGACCAGAAGTCCTCGCCGATCATGTCGAACATGGTGATGACGTTGTCGCCCTTTTCGAGCGCCCTGATACCAGCAGCATCCTCGCCCCATTTGTCGAGGACGCTGGGCTTGGTCAGTGCGCACACGTCCCGCGATGCAGGGACCGGCAGCGCGCCAGGGCGAGTGCGGGCGAACACCCGCATGTGACGGTTGAGCGTCATGGGCCTTTAGTCCTTGGTCGGTGGATCGTTGGGTGCGGTGCCGCCCGGCTCGTTGCCGGAGGTGTTCGGCGGTGGGTAGAACTCGCCGCCAGTTCCATCTGCGCGCGGGTTGTAATCTTCGAGGCCGCGAATTTCGTCGGGATTATGCCATCCCCACTGCAGCGCCTTTGCGTAATAATCGCCGCGGGTCTTGATATCCCCGCGAACCAGCGCCGCGCGGTTGAACCTCGCGTAGAGCTTGGGATCCGAGCCGAGGAGATCGGCGTTCACCGCCTCCTCCCACATCGTCAGATAATCTTCGAGCGTGTAAGCGATGAAGGCGTTGGACTTGAGCTCAAGTCCGGTGCCCCAGTTGGAATCGCTGCCGCTGTTGTCGCCGATCATCCACGGCGGGACGCCGTAATACATGGCGATGTCTGAGCGGCTGAGCTTGCGCGCCTCGATCCACTGCAGATCGGACGGCGACATCGAGATTTTGTCGTATTTGAGACCCTCTTCGAGGATCATCACGGCGCCTTCCTGCTCGCCGTCCTGCTGGAACTCGGTGAGGCTCTCCTTGAGGTGCCCGAACGCCTTGTCGCTCAGCGACTTTTCGGTGCTGACCGCGCCGCTCGCCCGCGCACCCTTGCGCAGCACTCGACCGATGTGGCGATCCATCGCCAGGCTGGTGCCGATGGTTTCGCGAGCATAGGTGATCGGAGTGACGCCCGAGATGCCGTCGAGCGTCAGTCCGAAGAGGTGGAACACCTCGTTCTGCTTGAGCGTGATGCGCGTGCCGTCCTTGCGCGTCCACTCATAGACCATCGTCCAGTCGTCGAGTTGCTTGGGCACGACCCGCGCCGGATGCAGCGGGATCAGCTCCTGCACCTTCCCGCCGACACCTGGCACCTTGTAAGCGTAAGCGTCGCCGCGGAGCAGCACGTGCGCCTGCATCATGCGCTTGAACTGATGCGGCTTCTGCCACCGGTTCGGCCGCTTGCGCAGCAGCTGGTAGGCCCAGTGGTCCGACGCATCCGCGCGGCGTTGCTCGTCGATCCGCCGCTTGATGTCGAACGGCAGCGTTGCGATCGGCGAGGAGAGCAGCCTGACGCAGCCGTAAACCGCCCCGATGCGCAGCGCTTTATCGGGCGTGATCGCGATACCAGATTCCGAGGTGCTGCCAGAGCGCAGCGCCTCCTCAAGCTGATCAGATGTGGTGATCAGGACGCCAGCGCCGTCGCTCTGATACGACGCACGAGCCTCCGAATAGCGCGGGCCGGCGCGAAAGATGTCGAGAAAACCCATCCTTCGCTCCTAGAGTCGGATGACGCCACGGTTCTCGTAAACCGACGCCTCTTCGGTTGATGCCATCGCCACCCCGACCCCCCTGACTCCGGCCACGATCCCGTCGATCTTCTCGGCCGAGCGCTTCTTCGCCGGCATGAAATTGAGGTTTTCGTCGAACCTGATCGTCACGTTGCCCGCCATCCACCGCAGCACCGGATGGCCGCCGT